CGGGTTCAAGGTCGGGGATTAAAACCGGTCGGGGCCAGGACAATGGAAAGAACCAGGTATTGTCATCACTTGAGCTGCTTACCAGGATGAGTGGCGGCTGATGCCTGGAAAAAAACCCCAGGCCGTGAAACCTGGGGTAATTATTATTTAACGATTTCTAAATCGGAAGAACCTTTTTTCAAAAGCCCTTTTTTAATGCAGCTACCGTCAACGTAAAAATGAAAAGACCTATCGCCGTTTTCAAGTTTGCGATGCGTTACCGAGTGCGACACGAAGTTATGCGAGTTACTCGCCGAGGTTCCCACAAGAACCTCGACCTCGCCTGTTTGGCGCACGCCGTAAGACTTGCCGCCCTTATAGATGCACGCTGTGATTTTGTTCCATATTGGATATGAACTCATTGTTCCACCTTTCTATATTTGGCTATTATAGGAATAATAAATAGGGGAATTATACAGCCAAGAACAATGCCCCCCACCATGCCCTGAAGCGCAGGGTCAACCACCGCACCGATACCATCGGAAACCGTGTTCCCAATCCCCGCACCAAAGACACCACCAACGCCCGCTTGAAAGCGAGTCGGCAAATAACGCTCGACCGATAAACCAGTAAAAGCCCCAAGAATAAGAACGCCATTATCAAGAAGCCCAAAAATTAAACCATCCATTTGATTTTCCCTTTTTTTGTTGACATTGATTTATTATACCATGTTTTGAGATGTGCGCAAGTTTTTTAAAAAGTAAAGCCCCAACCAGAGAAAGAGTCGGGGCTAACGGCTTACGCCGCTCGGGGCCGGTAAGTGTCAACAATCCAGCCCAGAATTCTGGGTCGTCGGGTCGGGGTCGGGGGTTAATTTAAGAGTCGGGCCTGGATTCTTTTAAGCTGCACGCGTACAATATCCCAATAATTATATGCCCAGGAGCCAGGCTTTACCTGGAAGCGTTTAGGCGTACTTTTACCAGGCTCCAAAATCGAAGAGACTCTTTCGAGCCTCCCCATGATTTGCTCTAGTCTAATATCTTCCGGTGTTTCCCACCTGGGATTGGAAAAATTCATAGATTTCTTTTTTTTAGCACGTTTCATTATTCATTACCTTATTGATATATTTCTAAAGCTTTATCAAAAGCCATAGTGTTTAAAATTTTCGTAACTTTTGGATTATTCCTTTTCCAACCTTCTATTTGCATAGGAGTAATAGTGGTTTTAAATTTAGCCTCCCATATTTCATTATCTTTAACAAAAATAATTTTCTTTTTTAAATCCCTTTTTAACTTTCGGGAGGTAAGAATTCTATTGAGTTCATTTCCTACCCATATCTCAAGGTCGTATTTCAAATCGCTCCATTCTTTATTATGGGTCGGGTCAAGAGTATCTACATTTGTGGTAAGGTATTCTTCCATTTGCTTTTCACTAATAGGAACACCTTTTTCCCACCACACATAATTACTTCCACCATGACCATCATTAGAAATTTGAGCACTAAAGATACCATCTACATAAAGTTTTGCTTCAAAGCAATGCGTTTCTTGTGAGGCAAACTCTGCGTGTTTTACGTTTTTTAGTTCTAGTTTCATCTTACTTTTCTCCTTTAATTGTTGACATTACCATAATATACCATTAGACTATATATAATGTCAACAATAAAATAGGAGAAAAATAATGAAGATAATGTTTAACGAAGATATCAACTTTGATGTGATACTTTCTTTTGATGATAAAGACCAAGAGTTTTTTAATTTTAATATGAAACTCGCAGTCGATACAACAGAAAAAGATTTAGTTCATAGCATACTAGTACAAGGTTTTACAGGAAAATGTTTAGACTACTATCCTGATGCTTTATTAGATTTGTGTAAACTTTCCGTATGTGTTTCATGTCATGAAAAAGATTTCTTAAAACTTCCGTGCATTAAAGCATTACTTAAAAGAAACGGAAAATATTATTTCCAACCTAATCAAAGAGATGAGATGGAAGAGGTTATTGTTAAAAACACTTTAATAGCAAGTAAAACAAAAAACTTTGAGGGGATAGCAAATGCCTAATTGGTGTGAAAACGAAGTTACCTTTTCAGGAGATGAGGAAAAGGTGCAGAAGATTAAAGATTTTGTGAAGGGAAAAGAACGAGATTTTTGTTTTGAAGAAATCGTTCCTATGCCTAAAGAAATCAAAAATACTACTAAGTCCTCTCCAAGTAAACATACACCCGAACAATCAAAAAAGTTAATCAGTAAGTATGGTTATGATAATTGGTATGATTGGTGTATTGAAAATTGGGATACAAAATGGAATGCTACGGATGTAGAAATGGAGGATGAAGATGATAGAGTTACCTATCAATTTTTAACTGCATGGTGTCCACCCGAAGCAGTGTATTATAATCTTTGTCGATTATTTAATATTGATAATGATGAAGACATTCATTGTTCATGGTTCTATCGGGAAGAAGGCATGGAGTTTTCGGGATATCTCAATAATCCATAAAAACCCTTTCTCCAAGAAAAACCCCCGATTAAGAGTCGGGGGTTTTTTTATGTCGGGGTCGGGACCAGGGTCGGGGCAGCTTTGAAGCAGCTTTAAATAATTTATACCTGGAAAATTTATGCCTGGATAAGTGTAAAACCTGGGAGGACCAGGAACCCCAGTCGCCCCAGTTACTGGAACGACTGGCGCAACCGAACTAACTTAGTTCGATTACGTGATGTCCATTGTCAGAATTATCGCCATCATTTTCATCTTTACCAAGATAAATAGAATGAGATAAATATTCATCCGAAGATACAAACTCATTATCTTTAATGTACCTATAGTTATCTGATAAAGCTTTTATAAATTGCACCATTATATTACGTGGCTCCAATCTAGAAAATGGGTCATTTCCTTTACCATTTGAGAATTTTTTTACATCCTCTTTAAGTTTAAGAGTCCAATCTTTCGCAAACTCTGCAAATTTTTGACCTCCCCAATGATGAAACAAAACCACACTTTCAGAAGCGTATTTCATACCACTATTTTTAAATTGTATTGATACTCTATTACCCATTTTTTTTCTCCTTATTTATTATAGTTGTTGACAATACCATAATATACCATTAAGATATATATAATGTCAACAATAATAATGGAGAATAAAATGAAAAACTTAATGAATAAAACTAGAACTGCCGAAAATCCATACGCAACATTTGAGAAGGGAAGTTTTGTTAGTCACGTAATTCGTGCCTATACTACTAAACAGGAAGAGTTTTCCCGTTGGTATACGGTTGCAAAATCTGATATGAGTTTCGGTCAGTATGAAATAGGAGACGTATACATAAAAGAAATCACTGATAATCTTGAGTTGGTTTATGCATCTCCTGAATTTATAGAGCAGTATCCTAAGCTTGCTTTTAAGTTTCAAATGAAAGACAAACTTAAAAAGCAAGGGATAAATGAAGAATGGATGAGTAACCATTTAGAAATTATCACCTAATAACTTTTAAAAATTTCTAGCTAAAGGGTCGGCCTTCGGGTCGGCCTTTTTTTATGGTCGGGCCTGGGACCTGGGTCGGGATATCGGGTCGGGATATCGGGTCGGGATATCGGGTCGGTCAGTTCATCAATGTAGTTTAATATAAACAAAGTAATATATATGTTCCTAGTATATGTTCCAGGCAAGCTGCTTAGATATTCCAGGCAAGCTGCTTAAACATTTAAGACAAAGGTAAAAATTACCGAAGTTATTACGGACTCTTTTATTAGTAAATAATAAACTTTTTTATTGCTATTCCATATAATCCCATGTTAATATAGTTATATTAATAAGGCAGCAATAAAGCAAACCTTATATAAACAGAAAGCTAGAAATATGAAAAAGGCAACTGACTATATACCATTTGAAAAAGATGGTTCAATTGAAAGTTTAATTAATTTACAAGCGGAGCAATTCTCCAATATTGATGAAGTTAAACTTGTGGAACAATACCAACAAAAAAAAGCTCTTTATAAACAATTTGAAAAAGATTTTAAAGACTTTGTAAAAAATAAAATTACTCCAATATTAGCGGAACAAGATGTTATAGAAGGAGATGGAGCAAGTCTTGAAAGTGTTTTTAAAGATAGAGATGTTCCTGCAAAGGAGGCTTTTTATTCTTCATGGCATCAAGTGGAGCTTAGAAAACATAAATAACCATTAACAAGGCACGTTTAAAAGCGTGCCTTTAATATAGAAAGTTAGAATTATGAAAACATTTAACGGACATAGAAGTTGGAACGCATGGAACGTTTCTTTATGGTTAGCTAATGATGAAACATATTATAATATATATGTTGCTTTAATTAAAGAACATGGAATAAAAAGAGCTAGTACTTTACTCTATTATTATTTAAGAGGTAGCAAAACTCCTGACGGAGCAAGCTATAATAAATTGAGTGTTAAGTTAGCACTAGAAGGATTAGAAGTAGAATAAACTAAAATCTGGGGATAAAATCGGAGGTAATAACATCGGTAAAAATTACCTTCGGGCCTTCGGGCCTTAGGTACTTAGGTAGCAAGGCAAATAAATATAGAGCCTTGCTACCACCCCCCACCAAGCAAAATCGGGCGCCTTTCTTCTAGAGAGCACAGGTATGTAGTGTTTTGAACATATGATTTGATATATATTCAAAATCCGTTATATTGTCTCCATGTTCAATGCACCGGAAGAAGTGATACGCGAAGTCTTAGCCTTAGAGCAGGCTAAGAAAAATCTTGGTATCAGGGCAAAAGCTCAGGAAGACTTCATGACTTTCGTAAAGCATGTTTATGAGGGATTTATTGAAGGCGATCATCACAAAAAAGTTGCACAAAAATTTGAAAAGTTGGCCAAGAACCCTGGTTCACGGATCATTGTTAATATGCCACCGAGACATACAAAGTCCGAGTTCGCAAGTTACTTACTTCCTGCTTGGTTAATAGGAAAAAATCCTGCATTAAAAATTATCCAAACAACCCATACGGCGGAATTGGCGGTGCGCTTTGGACGTAAGGTAAGGAACCTTATGGAACTTGAGGAGTATAGGGAGATTTTTCCTGACGTGGAGTTACGCTTTGATTCGAAGGCCGCGGGCCGTTGGGAAACGGAACAGGGCGGGGAATATTATGCAGCGGGCGTGGGAGGAGCGATCACGGGCCGTGGAGCAGACTTGTTGATTATAGATGATCCGCATTCGGAACAAGACGCATTATCGGAATCGGCATTGGACAACGCATACGAGTGGTATACCTCTGGGCCAAGACAACGGCTTCAGCCGGGAGGCTCGATCGTTATCGTCATGACCCGGTGGTCGTTGAAAGATTTAACGGGGAAATTGGTCCGGGCACAAAGCTCGGATATCATGTCGGACCAGTGGGATATGATAGAGTTCCCGGCTATTTTGCCGAGCGACAATGTCTTGTGGCCGGAGTATTGGAAGAAGGAAGAATTGCTCAAGGTCAAGGCATCGTTATCTTTAAGCAAATGGAATGCGCAATGGCAGCAGAATCCGACGGCGGAAGAAGGCGCGATTATCAAGAAGGAATGGTGGAATGTGTGGGAGAAGGATGATGTGCCCACGGTGAGTTATATTATGCAAAGTTATGACACGGCGTTTTCGAAAAAAGAGACGGCGGATTATTCAGCGATTACGACCTGGGGAGTTTTCCAACCCGAGGAGGGGGGTCCCGACCATATAATTTTATTAGATGCGCGGAGAGGCCGGTGGGATTTTCCGGAGTTAAAAAGTGTGGCGAAGGAAGAATATAATTATTGGGAACCGGATATGGTGATTATTGAGGCGAAGGCTACCGGTACCCCGCTCACGGACGAATTACGCACGATGGGGATTCCTGTCATCAATTATACACCCAGTAAAGGCCGGGATAAACATACCCGGATGCACATGGTGGCCCCTATATTTGAGAGTGGTATGGTGTGGGCACCGGATAAAAAATTTTCCGAAGATGTCATCGAGGAATGTGTAGCGTTTCCTAATGGGGACAACGACGATTACTGCGACAGTATGTCGATGGCACTTATAAGATATCGTAAAGGAGGGTTTTTAAAACTTGACAGCGACCCCGAAGATGAGGAACCTAGCTACCGAACACATGCACGGCAATTTTATTAGGGAGAAAAATAATGGAATGGTTTAAAGGACGATTAAAAGAACCTTCAACATACGCAGGTGCGGGTGTAGGGGTTATGGGAATTGGTATCATAATTGAGGAACCAATTTGCATTTTTGTAGGGATTGCTGCGGCGGTCATCTCTTTTATCTTGAAGGAAAAAGGGATACTATAAAATGCCAATTCCTTTAATAGGAGGATTATTAAGTGCGGTTGGCGATATTGCAGGATCATGGGTTAAAGGTAAGATGGAGGAGAAGAAAGCCTTAACCTCTATTAAAGTAGCAAGAGCGAAAGCCGAAGCGACAGTTTATGAGAAGCAAGCCACTGGCGAATTGGACATGGAGAAATCTCTCACCGATCAAATGGGGGGTTCATGGAAAGATGAGGCGTGGACGATATTTTTTATTGCGGTTTTAGCGGGATGCTTTATACCTTGGACGCAAGATGCTGTGCAAAAAGGATTTGTTTTTTTAGATGAGAGCACACCGGACTGGTTTGCTAATTGTATTTATATTAGTATTAGTGCTTCTTTTGGTTATCGTGTAGCTAAAGGTGGTATGGGTATGATAGGGGCGGTAAAAGGAAACAATAAAGTTTCTAAACCTGTTGTGCGTAAAAAGGTTAAAAAGGAACAATAAACCATGGCGCAAGAAAACGGAAGACTTCCTCCTTCACAAATCGATTCAGCGATGCCTGGAGCCGGAATTCCTTTAGAAGGGGACGAGGAGATTGAGGTAGAAGTAGAGGAAGAGGAACAAGAGCCTTCTGAGATTATAGAAAACGAAGATGGTTCCGTCGTATTAGATTTCAATAGTGTTGTTAAAGAAGAGCTGTTAGCGGAACATGATGCTAACTTAGCGGATGGTTTAGACGAACGTCTTTTAATGGACTTAGGCAACGAGTTAATAAATTTATATGAAGAAGATAAAGAGAGCCGCCAAGAATGGGAAAATTCTTATTCGGAAGGTTTAAAGCTTTTAGGATTAAAATACGAGGAGCGCGATCAACCGTTCCGAGGATCCAGTGGGGTGACGCACCCTGTTATTGCCGAGGCGGTAACACAATTTCAAGCACAAGCGTATAAAGAATTATTACCGGCAGACGGTCCGGTGCGTACCCAGATCATAGGAGTGACCACCCCGGAAAGTGAAGCACAAGCACAACGTGTGCAACAATATATGAATTATCAAATCATGAACGTCATGCAGGAGTTTGATCCTGAGTTAGATAGATTATTATTTTATTTACCTTTAGCAGGAAGTGCTTTTAAGAAGATATATTTTGATGAAACATTAGACAGGGCGGTGTCCCGTTTTGTACCCGCCGATGATTTAGTGGTTCCCTACAACGCCACCGATTTATTTTCCGCTGCGCGTGTAACGCATGTTATTCGTATGGCAGAAAATGAAATTAAAAAATTACAGGCAGGAGGATTTTACCGAGACATACCTTTACAACCTTATGAGTTAGATGATGAGCTAAGGGATAAAGAAAGAGAAATTTCTGGGATTTCTAAAACATCCGTAGACAATGACTGCACACTTATTGAAATGCACACCAACATAGATTTAGAAGGCTACGAACATACGGAGCCCATGGAAGGAACAGCAACAGGAATAAAACTTCCTTATATTGTAACCATAGATTTAGAGAGTCAAAAAATATTATCCCTCCGTAGAAACTGGAAAGAAGGCGATGAGTACTACAAAAAGTTAGAATACTTTGCGCACTTTAAATTTCTTCCAGGCTTAGGCTTTTACGGTTTAGGATTATTACATATGATAGGTGGTCTGGGTCGTTCCGCCACCTCCATTCTTCGTCAACTCATCGATGCGGGTACTTTAGCAAACCTCCCGGCTGGCTTCAAAGCAAGAGGTATCCGGATTCGTGACAGTGACGAACCCTTGTCTCCTGGCGAATTCCGTGATATTGATGTCCCTGGTGGAGCATTAAAAGACAGCATTCTTCCTCTTCCTTATAAAGAACCTAGCCAGACGTTAATGCAACTTTTAGGATTTGTGGTTGACGCTGGGAGACGTTTTGCAGCAATTACGGATATGCAAGTAGGCGATGGGAATCAAACGGCTGCCGTAGGAACGACTATAGCACTTTTAGAAAAAGGTTCGAAGGTAATGTCCGCTATTCATAAACGCTTGCATTACGCACAAAAACAAGAGTTCAAGATGTTAGCAAAAGTTTTTGCGGAGTCGATGCCCCCGATGTATCCATATAATGTTTATGGCGCAGAAGCTTTTGTTAAACAACTGGATTTTGACGATCGTGTAGATGTGTTACCTGTTTCTGATCCTAATATATTTTCTATGTCGCAACGGTTATCGTTGGCACAAATGCAATTGCAGTTAGCGCAGTCTAATCCGCAAATGCACAATATGTATGAAGCTTACCGAAGAATGTATGAGGCAGTAGGGGTGCAAAATATACAGATGATTTTACCTCCTCCTCAAGAACCACAACCTTCTGATCCGGCGATAGAAAATGCACGGTCCTTGATCCAAGAAAACCTTACAGCTTTTCAAGAACAGGACCAGGATGCACATATTGCGGCTCATTTAGCCTTTATGAAAGCCCCTGTTGTGGCCTCAACACCTCCTATTTTTGCCATGTTACTTGCGCATATTTGCGAACATATCGCCTTTAAAGCAAGAGGAGTAGCAATGATGGAAGCAATGGACCAGGGCCAACAAGCACAATTACAAGGATTACCTCCTCCCCCTGTGGACGGAGAAAGTCGCGTATCTATTCTTATTGCTCAATATACAGAAGAAGTATTTTCAGCGTTATTACCACCACCAGAAGGACAAGTGGATCCATTAGTAACACTACGCGAAAAAGAATTAGATATTAAAGCGACAGATATACAACGTAAAGCATTAGAGTTCGACACACGTATGGAATTTGAGCAAGACCGAGAAGAAGGTCGCCAGGAATTAACGGCGGAAAGAATTAATTCTAGTGAAGATATTGCCCAGTTGCGTGCAACGGTGGCAAGGGAAAAAATGCGTAAAGATTATAAGGTAGGAAACTAATGGCAAGAGTAAGTGTAGACAAAGTATCCGCGAAGTTACAAACCCATGAAGCGGTGTGTGCGGAACGGTGGAAAGAAACTATTTTACGGATAAAACGTATTGAGCATATTATGATAGGTACAGCGGGAACTATTATAATAATGTTAACAACAATGTTGTGGAGAACCTAATGAAACGATCCAAAGGTTTAGCGGGTCAAATGGCCGAGCAAATGCACGTTCCTAAGAATGCTGCTAAAGGCTTATTAGCAAAAGCAAAAGAAATGAATAATAGTGCTAACTTTAAAGGAGGTGGGGTAAAGCTAGCTTCTGTAAAAGGTTTCGATATGACCGATCTTCGTGACATAGACGGAAACAAAGTATATCCCGTTACAAAAGGTAAGGTAAAAATGTTTAATGACGGTGGGTCAGCAAAACAGAGCAGCGGACAAAGACGTTTACAACAATCCAAAGTTAACAGAAGAGACGGAGGAGTTGCCCGGCGTGCTGGTGCAGCTATCCGTGGCTTCTCATTCGAAGGGATATTCTAATGTCAAGTAAAGCTGAAGAAGAGCGTAAATTTAAACACCAACTTTCTAAAGAGAAAGGTGTACCTACAAAATATATTACTGTTAATGGGGAGGATTGGTCAATAGATCCAGAGTGGAATAAAATAAGAGAAAAAAGAAGACAAGACAAGATTGATGACTTACCAGAAGGGACACAGTATCATTTTACAACAGGAGAAGAAGTATTGGATGGTGATGATTTTGATAATATTTATACAAAACGTAAAAAACGACGTAGCGGTGGCATTATGACAACACCAAAAAACTTTAAAGGGATATTCTAATGGCAAGTAGATTAAAACAATTATTACAATTATTAGAAGATGCAAAAGTTAATGGTGATGAGGATCAAATACAACTAATTAAACACGAAATAAATTTACTGAGTAGAGCAGAAGGCGGAGTCACATTAGATTTTGAAGAAGGCGAAGTAGCTAGTAGCATGTTTAATGGCGGAGCGGCTATTAGAGGACGTAACTTTAGTGGTAACTATTAAAAAAGGAGAAAAATAATGGGCAAATATAACCCTAACTTTGACAAAATAAAAGCAAGAAAAGAGTTAAGAAAAGAAGAAAATAAACTAAAAGAAGCACGAAAAAAGATTTTATCTATAGCTGATACTGAGTATAAAGCAGATTTAAAGTCTGATATAGAAGACGTAAAAAGAGCTCAGGGAAGAATAAAAAAAGAAGAAGTTATAGAAAGAGCACATAGAAGAAGAAGAACCCGCGGCAAAGTATATAGTGCTAATAGAGCAAAACGAAAGCAAGCGGTCAAAGGTCCTGCACCCACAAGCGAACAAGGTTCTCCTCAACAAACAAGTTTTAATAGAGGAGGCCAAGGTTATGCAGCTAGAGAAGACGAATCTCTAGGAATGCGTACTGGGGCTGAAAGAACAAAAAGCCAAAGCATGAGAGATCGTCGTGATGAGTCTTACGGTGCTTTTGGCAATAGACCAAACCAAAGAATTAATCGTAAAGATGGTGGTGTAGGATCCGCTAACACTATTTCTAACAAAGATGCTATGACAATGGCTTTAGAGGATGTTAAAGGCAAAGCTAAAGACGAAGGCACAAGACCCGGAAATGGTAGCAGTTCAGCCAACACTATTTCTAATAGAGATGTTCAGACTTTAAAAGATGCTACAAAGGACGTTAAATCTGCGAACACTATTTCTAATAGAGATGTTCAGGTTATAAAAGATGCGCTTGAAGGTAAAGCTAAAGGCGGCGTAGCTTCTTATGCTCATGGCGGTGTTGAAGCGGCAGACAAAGAAGGTAGCCGTTTAAGTATTTCTATGGAAAGACAAGAGGATGCTGGATATTCTCCGTCCGAAGCGGACTTCGATCAGCAACATAGATTATCGGAAGAAGGTATTATGGAAGTGGGAGCTGACGTTAAAATTATTCAAGGTCATAACTCACGCGCTTCATTAGGTGAAACGAAAGGTGTTCGTGGCACAGGAGCGATGGTTAAAGGAACGAAGTTTGACGGAGTCTTTTAGTGGACTCATTGAATTTTGCTTATACTATTCTTAAAGCAATACAAGAAAGAATAGTATTAACAGAACAGGCTCTTCTCGGCGGTTCTCCTAAAAATATGGAGGAGTATCGCCAGCTTACTGGAGAAATGAAGGGTTTGCAATTTGCGGAGCGTGAAGTAAAAGACGCTCTTGATAAAAACGAGAAAGCAGAAAGTAAAATATGAAAGAGAGTATAATAAATGCCGAAAACACTTTATGTGCCCGACCATGTTGCGAAAGCAACCAAGAAAAATAAGAACCTCAACGTGGAACCTCTCTATAAACCGCAAGACACGAAAGTTCTTGACCCGAGTTTAATAGAGAAAAATCTTAAGGAAAGACTTCCTCAACCTACAGGATGGCGTATTTTAGTCATGCCGTATATGGGGAAAGCTACCACAGACTCTGGGATTCATATTCCCGATGCTGTACGAGACCGTGAGCAATTAGCGACAGTTGTTGCTTATGTATTGAAGATAGGACCATTGGCTTATAAAGATTCATCAAAGTTTGGCGAATTTTTTATTCCATGGGTCACAGAAGGTCAATGGGTTTGTATTGGCCGTTACGCTGGATCACGTTTTAAAATAGATGGTGGAGAAGTTCGTATCATTAATGACGACGAAGTGATCGCTACTATTTTGGAACCCGATGATGTTAAACATATTTAAAGGAGTACGAATATGCCTGAAGAAAAACTAGACGTTGGCGAAGCTGACGAAGAATCTGTAGAAGTAGACGTAAATCCTGACGCTAAAAAGATTAAAAGCGAAACGGAACCTTCCAAAGAAACCGAAGTAATTGAAGTTCAAGAAGAAAAAAAAGATGAATTAGAGGATTATAGTGCGGGGGTTAAAACTCGTATTGATAAACTGACTAAACGTATGCGCGAAGAAGAACGCCAAAAACAATCGGCGGTGGAATTTGCAGAAAACGTTAAAAAAGAAAACGAAAGCCTTAAATCTCGTTTACAAAACTTAGATAAAGGGTATCAAGAAGAGTTTGGCGGACGGATAGATTCCCAATTAAGTACTACCAAACGTGCCTTAAAAGATGCACATGAAGCTGGGGACAGTGATAAACTTATAGAAGCGCAAGAAGCTTTAGCTACTTTAACCGTAGAAAAATCTAAGTTGCAAAAACCTGTGGCACAACAACAACAACCTGTGGCTCAACAGCAACAACCTGTAGCTCAACAACAACAACCGCAACAACCACCGGACCCAAGAGCGGAAGCATGGGCACAAAAAAATGATTGGTTTGGGCATGATGAAGTTATGACATATGCCTCTTTTGGTATCCATAGGCGTTTAATTGAGGATGAAGGGTTTGACCCACAAACTGAAGAGTACTATGCTGAACTTGATAAACGATTAGTTTCAGAGTTTCCTCATAAGTTAGGAACTCAAGTTGTAAACGGGGGAGGTCGCAAAGTTGCGTCTGCCGAGACTTCCAGATCCCGCAACAAAGGTGGACGAAAAACTGTGCGGCTGTCGCCTTCACAAGTAGCTATAGCTAAAAAGCTGGGCGTACCGCTTGAAGAATACGCAAAATATGTGAAGGATTAAGAAAATGACAAACGAAAAAATGGAGAACACAACTCCCCAAAGTAATACGAGAATAGCACGTGCTCAAGAAACTCGCGAAAAAAATGCACGCAGAGGGCCCTGGAAGCCACCATCACAATTAGAGGCTCCGGAACCACCAGAAGGTTATGTTCATAGGTGGATTCGAGCAGAAGTTATGGGTTTTGACGACCGTAAAAATGTTTCAGCCATGGCACGAGAAGGTTGGGAATTAGTACGAGGCGATGAATACCCAGATTTTGATGCTCCAACAATTGATGACGGCAAACATGCCGGAGTTATTGGAGTAGGTGGATTACTACTAGGAAGACTGCCCATTGAAATCGCGAAAGAGCGCGACGCATATTACCGGGAAAGAACCCGCGATCAAATGGCAGCTGTTGACAACGAGTTAGCTCGTACTCAACATCCTGCAATGGCTATTCATAAGCCAGAAAGAGAAACTCGTGTAACATTTGGCGGTTCTCGCAAAAGTAAAAGCGAGAACTAATTTTTAACCGTATAGGAGTAATAAAAAAATGGCAAATATTCAATTAGCCTTTGGCCTCAGACCAATAAGTAAATTAGGTTCTGCGGCAAACTCTACTGGAAACTCGAATTATTCTCAGTATGCGATAGCAAACGGAACAACTCACGCTATATATCAAGGGCAATTGGTTATACCTACTGCCTCTGGTTATATTGAGCGTGCACAAGCAGCAGCTGGCGGAACTGTCAGTACTGTAGGTGTATTTTGGGGTTGTGAGTATGTTTCAAGTACAACAGGAAAACCGACTTTCAGTAATTATTGGCCTGGTTCAGGAGCAGATTCTGCTTATGAAATTAAGGCTTATGTTTATGACGATCCTAATCAATTATTTGTAATTGCGACGGATCAAGCGTTAACTACTGCAACCGAAGCAGGTATGAGAGCATTAGTTTATCAAAATGCACCATTTGGTGCTGTAACAGGTTATACTGGGTATGACGGAAGTACCACAAGTGGTAATTCTAAAGCTCAAATAGCTATAACGGGCACAGGTACAACAGCGGCCAATCAACTGAGAATTATGGGTTGGATGCAAGACGCATCTAATACTGATTGGACAGCAGCAGGTGTCGGAATAGTTGTTCGTCTACTTAATCATTATAACGCACCAAACGGCTCTATAGCCGCTGGTACTGTTGCAACAACCGGTTTATAGGAAGGACTTGAAACATGGCAATATCTAGAGCACAGCTCGCTAAAGAGCTAGAACCTGGACTCAACGCCCTTTTTGGTCTTGAGTATAAAAGGTACGAAAACGAAGCGGCGCAAATTTTTGATACAGAGTCATCAGAACGTGCGTTCGAAGAAGAAGTAATGTTATCTGGTTTTGGAGCAGCACCTGTTAAAGGTGAAGGTTCTTCAATAACTTTTGATGACGCACAAGAAGCTTATACTGCAAGGTATAATAACGAAACTATTGCATTAGCTTTCTCAATAACAGAAGAAGCAATTGAAGATAATCTTTATGATCGTCTTGCTTCTCGTTATACAAAAGCTTTAGCAAGAAGTATGGCACACACAAAACAAGTTAAAGGTGCAACTATATTAAATGATGCTTTCGATGCTACTGTAACAGGTGGTGACGGAGTGACTTTATGTAATGCAAGTCATCCATTAGTTAATAATAATACATTTGCTAATAGACCTGTAACTGCTGCTGATCTTAACGAAACTAGTCTCGAAAACGGTTTAATCGAGATAGCTGCTTTCGTTGATGAACGTGGTTTAAAAGTGTCCGTACAAGGTACTAAACTAGTAGTTCCTGCCAACTTACAGTTTGTAGCTGATAGACTTCTTGAGTCTACACTTCAACCTGGGACTGCCGATAACGATGTTAACGCTACAAGAAACATGGGAATGCTCCCACAGGGTTACACCGTTAATCACTTCTTAAACGATGCAAACGCATGGTTTATTAAGACAGACGCTCCTCGTGGATTTATTCACTTTGAACGTTTAAGCATGTCTACTAAGATGGAAGGCGATTTTGATACAGGCAACGTAAGATTTAAAGCCCGTGAGCGTTACAGCTTCGGTTACTCAGATCCACGTTGTGTATATGGATCTCCGGGAACATCATAAGACGATTGAGTGGGGGGAGAGTTCCCCCCATTTTCTAGGATATATATTTTTTAGCGACTGCCCTAGCAGACACTCATAAGACGCTAAAAAACAAACCCTTTATGAGGAGGTAACAATGGCGAATACAACTTTTAATGGTCCAGTGCGATCACAACATGGATTTCAATCCCTAGTTACTGCTCCGCTTACCGGAACAGAAACTTTAACATACTTAGATGTAAAATTTGATTTCACAGGTATGACTACGGCAGCAGTAGCCGCAGGTGCCGGAGTATCTTTACCCGCTGGACAAGTAAGCACTGTAAACTATACAGGACTAGCAGCTTGTTCTATGATTTTACCCGCAGCAACACTAGGCACTAAAGTAGCCTATGTTCAAAGTGTAGATACAACTGGTGGAGTACTTACATTAACTTTTGATACACTAACAACAGATGCGTGGGTGACAGGTTCTTTAATTGAATCTAGAACTGCTCTTGCTGTTACGTATGATACATCAGTAGCAACTGAAGGCTCATTAGTTTTCACTGCAGCTAACGCTTCAACTAACTTTTTCACAATTGGAAGTGTAGTTTACTTTTCTTGTTGGGAAACAGGTTTCTGGCATGTTGGTCTCGACTCATCCAAAGATCCTTTAGCAGTTAA